GATTTACTATTAACTCTTCTGGTGTTGTACAGACCTATGGCAGCGCAACAGTCTATACCGTAGCAAATGCCACAGCCGTTTTTGGTGGTGGCGGTCAAACAAGCGCAATAGCAATAAATTCATATAACGATTCTGGAAAACAGTTTGTTATATCAAACAATAACGGTAATACAAGTGTTTATTCTGGTGGTGGAACTGCGGGTGTTGTTTTATATCAAAACGGCAACAGTTGGTCTTCTTTTTCTGATGAAAGAATTAAAGACATTATTGAACCTATTACCAATGCTGTTAACAAAGTTTCAACGCTGCGTACTGTTATAGGGAAATACAAAACTGATGCAGATGGTGTCCGCAGACCATTTTTAATTGCACAAGATGTCAATGCAGTTTTGCCAGAAGCAATTAAAGTGAACGAAGATAAAATTGGTACTTTAAGTTTGTCGTATACCGACACAATCCCGCTTTTGGTTGCTGCAATCAAAGAACTTAAAGCAGAATTTGATGCTTACAAAGCATCTCACCCCTAATCAATTGAAAGGTTAATCGTGGCGGCTACTATCAACTGGACTATTGATTGGCTTGAACAATCAACTCAAACCATCAATGGTTTTACTCAAGTGGTTCTGACCGCTGGATGGCGTGCTACTGGTTCTGAAATTGTTAACAATAAAGAATTTAACAGCAGCATTTACAGTAGTTGCACATTTCCAGAACCAGAAGTTAATGGTTCTTTTACGCCTTTTGCTCAACTTACTAAAGCTCAAGTGATTGGCTGGTGCTGGTCTAATGGTGTCAATCAAGAAGCTATTGAATCAGCTATCAATGCTGACTTAGCTGCTCAAATTAACCCTACTGTAATTAAACCTGCTTTGCCTTGGGCAACTGCTTAATTTAAGGAACAATTATGTCTTTGACCAAAGTCTCTTATTCAATGATCAACGGTGCTTATGTAAATGCCCTTGATTATGGCTTTTCTACAAGCGGAACAGCGGCGGCTAACTACACAGCTTTGAGTGCGGCTTTGGCAACCAACCAAACTGTTTACATTCCTCAAGGTACATATCTTTGCAGTCCTGGCATAACTGTTAATCTTGGGAATCAGTCTTTGCTAGGTGACAATGCGATATTGGATTTTAGTAGTATCACAGGAACGCAAGTTGCTATAAATTTAACCAATACATCAACTTTAACACCATCTGATCTTACTTCACCAAGTGCAATTGCACAAAAAATTGATGGTCTTATTTTGCTAGGAAATGGCAAAGCTGGCGGTGGTGCAGCGGCAGGAACGACAACTGTTGGTTTAAAAGCAAATACTGCACATATTTCAGTAATGAACTGCATTGTGTACGGCTTTGGTTATGGAATTACTATTTATAGTGGTGGATATATTCAGTCTTACATCAATGTAAACATTGGGCAATGTGCAATTGGTGTATACATTATTTCTGGTGGCTCAAATTATGGTGAACGCATATCATTTGTAAATTGTGCTATCTATGACAATGTGCTTGGTATTTCCAACAATTGCAATACAGGTGCACTTCAGTTAACAAATTGTTCTTTAGATTACAACACTAAATCATTAGTTGCGACAAACAATAGCGTTACTGAACTGCATAGCACTTGGTGGGAATGTAATGATGCTGGCTCGGGAAATGTTGTTGCTAGTCTGTCTAACAATTCAACATTGTCGATGTTTGGCGGAAGATTGCAACAGAATGGAAGTGTTGGCGCATTAGCACAAAATGGCTTTTTTAACACAGATTCCTCATCTGTTGTTATCAATGATGCTTTCATGTTCAATCTTCAAAACACTAATAATGTTTTGGATTCTGGCAATGGTACTGTGCAAGTTTCTGAAGTGCGTTCTTACGGCGTTTCATATTTGCCATCCAAAATATCTCCTGTTGCCAACAATAAGTTATCTGATAGTGGGTTTGAAACTGCGTCCATTGCTGATTGGTGGTCAATAAATAGTGATACGGCAGCAATTACAAATCGTTTTACTGGTTCAAACATAGCATTAGCTATAAGTTCTACATACTCACATGGTGGGACGCAGTCATTAAAAATCACTAAAACAAGTGGTGCATCAAATGGCTCATTTATTTTAGTAGTACCAGTTAATCCTTTTTCTAGGGCAGCGTTTACTGGTTGGTACAAATTTCCTGCTGCATCTGGTCAATGTTATGTGACCTCTGGAGCTTGTTTGGTTAACGGGCCTTTGTCAAGCGGTATCCCGTCAATTGGAAATTCAGTAACTTTTGATACGTTTGGAATCGGAAATTCTGGTTCACCTATTGACTGGACGCAGTTATCATCTGGAATGGATAGAGTTGTACCGTCATGGGCAAATTATTTCTTTATTGCTTTTAATTTGTATGCTTTTAGTGGCAGCTTGTATTTAGATGATTTCACCGTGGAAACAATGTAAAGGACAACACCATGAGCAACCCTCTAAACGTTACGTATGTTGACCTTGTAGGACCCCCGGTGTCAGCTGCGTGGCTAAACGCAGTGACTCAGGCAATCAGCGGATCTACCGCTCCTACAGTCTTTACGGCCACTTCAGGACAGACCGTATTCACTGTGCCCTCGACTGTGGTGGGTCAAGTGTTCATCAACGGGATCTTCCAGATCTACGGGCAAAGCTACACTCGAACGAACGACACTACAATCACGTTCAGCCAAGCAGTTCCCGTCAACGCACAGGTGGTCGTACTATGAGCACCCCTACCCCACAAACCAACTACCTCACGGCCCAGCGGATCATCCGCATGGCGTACAAAGACGCCGGGCTCATTCAAGACGGCGACCAGCCCACGAGCGAACAATACGCCGATGGGCTGACTCGCATGAATGACGTAGCCAACTTGTGGCAGACGCAGGGGCTCAAGCTCTGGTTGATTGAAGACATCGCCATCACATTGATCCCTGGCCAAGCCACCTACACCCCGACCTACCCCAACGGCAGCGTCAGCACGGGCTATTTGACCAAGCCCACCCGGATCATCGAGGCTTACTACCTTGATCAGACCCAAGTGCGCCGTCCCCTGATCCCATTATCATGGCATGACTGGGTCACCTTGTCCCAGGTCAACCAGCAGGGCCAGCTTAACTCGTACTTCGTCAACAAGCAGCAGTACCAGTTGCAGGTCTCGTTCTGGCTGATTCCTGACGCCAACGCCGCCACCGGCCAGGCTCACCTTGTCACGCAGACCCAAGTGGCCAACATGGTCAGTTTGACTGACGACATGGCTTTCCCGACTGAGTGGGCTATGGGTCTGCGCTGGGGTCTCGCGGATGAGTTGGCAACTGGTCAGCCACAGGCTATCATGGACCGGTGTGAGCGTCGTGCCAATCAATTCCGCATGATGCTCGAGGACTGGGACGTGGAAGATGCACCGACCAGCTTCGCACCGGATCAGCGTACCGGTTACGCTGTGTCAAGCTTCAGATAAGGATGAGTGATGGGCGAACCACAACGCTTGCCGTTAGCCGTCAAACCCTCGAACCGGGACGAGACCACCGACCGCGACGCCAAAATCATCAATGGCTACGTGGAGCAAGGGTCCAACGGCGAGATTGAGGTCTACAAGCGCCCTGGGTTCTCTTACTACGCGGCTGGCAGCATCTCCACAGCAGCTGCCGGCTTGGGCTCGTACAACTGGAACGGCAGCCTTTACACGATCTTTGGCAACAAGTTGTACAAGGACGGCGTGGCCATTTCCGGCACTGTCGACACGTCCGGTGTCTACACATTCGCGTCCTGCTTGGGTGCGACGCCTAAGCTGGTGCTCCAAAATGGAACCTACGGCTACACTTACGACCCACTGAACGGTCTGGTGCAGATCCAGCTGACCACCACGGTCATGTTCACCGGCAACACGACCAGCGGGTCAAACGTCATCACATCTGTCTCGAGCACCACAGGCTTGGTGGCCGGTCAAGGCGTCAATGGTCTAAACGTGCCGACCAATACGACCATCTCGAGTGTGGGAAGCGGAACAGTTACCCTGAGCGCCGCAGCCACGGCAACCGGCACAGCGATCTCGTTCACTGCTGATCTCTATGTCACCGGCACAACGACCAGCGGATCGCTTCAAATCACTGCCATCAGCCCCAACACAACCGGTTTGACCGTGGGCATGGCGGTGGTCAGCGCTAACCTGCCTGCATTGACCTACATCACCTCGATCGACAGCAGCACACAGGTCACGTTGAACAACAGCGCCACGGCCACCGGCACGGCGCAGCCCATCACCGTCAGCGCCAACTTCCCGACCAACCAGGTTCCTGGCGTGACTTACCTTGATGGCTACATCAACGTGATGACCAAGAAAGCGGCCATCTGGTCGTCTGACACCAACAACCCGCAAGTCTGGCCCGATGGCAATTACCTTGTGGCGCAGATCGAGGCTGACCCTGCTGTGTTCTTGGCCAAGCAGCTGGTCTACATCATCGCCATGAAGAGCTACTCAATTGAGATCTTCTACGACGCTGGCAACGCATCAGGCTCACCGCTGGGTCCCGTGCAGGGCGGTAAGCTGAGCGTCGGCTGCCGCAGCGCTGGCAGCGTGGCATCGATGGAAGGGTCACTCTTTTGGATCTCGAGCGCCAAAGATGGTGGTAACTCGGTCTACATGATGGACAACCTGAAGGCCAGCCAGATCTCGACACCACCAATTGACCGGCTCTTACAGCAGGCTGACTACACCACCGTTTACTCGTGGTGCGCTCGGGTCGGTGGCCACCGGTTCTACTGCGTGACCTTGGTCAACTCCAACTTGTCTTTGGTTTTTGATTTGACAAGTCGTCAGTGGTATCAGTGGACCGACTATCAGGGCAATTACCTACCCTTTATCTCGTCCACCTACACAGTGTCGGACAACCAAGCGATCTTTCAGCACGCCACCAACGGCAAAATGTACGAGCTAGAGATCACCAACACGACCGACGATGGCAAAACCATCACGTTTGACGTGTACACCCCGAACTATGACGGCGGCACTCGCAAGCGCAAGTACATTAAGATCATGGACTTCATTGGCGACCAGACCAACGGCAGCGTGGTGCAGGTG